CTGAATAGGCTTAGACAGTGTAGCTAATTCAATATCACCAATGCGGTCAGTACCAGTTACAGGGCGAATACCATCAGGTGCTAAGAAAAGTATCTCACCGTTAAACTCTGCTACACTGTCAGGAGCAACACAGCCAAGGTTAGAGGTAACTGTTTGTAGGTCAAAATTAGCTCTGTTATCACCAACTAATCGCTTAATGTTATTACGCCCAAAGATATACATCTCATTACGGAATGTTTTAAGCTGGACAACCTCAAATCCTACATTGACAACCCCACCATCTGCCCAATTAGTTTCATCTATAGGGGCACTAAAGTATAAGTTGTGAGGCTCAGAAGGATCACCAGCTAGAAATAAATGGTTGTTAAACGCTGCAACTAAACTAGGTGCGCTGGGCGCATATCCGCCATTAAGCTGTACGTATGTCGTACCGTCCCATGTAGAAGCAGGGTTAACGCCATCAGCCATAGCAAACTTAGCTGCACCCCAGTTAAAACTTTCAAAGCGTACCTTAGATACACCCGTCATGGTAGGAGAACCTACGCTAGTAACAGCTTGCCAGCCTTTTACTGTAGGGGTAGACTGTACTGTACCTGTAGCAGTAGATGTACCACCTGTTATAACATTACCTGTAGCGAATATATTATCAGGCAATTTACCAAAGTTAATTACAAGAGCGTTTGCAGTTTTAGAGATAACTGTTCCTGTAGCAGCTACTCCTGTGTCATCACTTGAGCTAACTACACCTGTTACAGTTTCGCCTACTGCAAAGCCTGAACCCTGTCCTGAAGCTAATGTAACATCATAGTAATGGTTATACCAGTGTAGGTAGTTATTACCAGAAGCAGGTTTACGACAACCAAAGATGCCCTGATTAATATTAGCAGATACATGTACGCCTAACACAGGGCTATTAGCTAATCCTGTAAGCTCACCATAAGAGTTTTTATAACCTGATATACGTCTATACCCACCATTCAAGGCAGGCTCATAGTTGATAAGACGCAGTGCTGAACCTGCCATCTGACCACCCTGTGTTAAAGGGTCTTGGTTAACTACCAAGCCACCCATACAAGGTGTAGCAAAGGTACGTAGGTTATCAGCCATTAGTTAGTGCCAGTCTGCTTGTTAAAGTATCTGCCAGCTATTACAGAGGATCTAACATATAAAGGTAAGTCAAGAAGTAAACGGCGCATGTTATCCATACCATCCTCAAACTTCTGCTGGTGTAATGCAGCACTCTGTTCGTTAGCACGAAAGCGCATAAGATACATTGTAGCACCATCAACTATCACCGTGTTAAAGCGATCAGGTATTATACATAGATCATTATAAGAAACTAGATCAGAAGGATATGACCAGTAGCGGTACTCTAATTCGTATGCATCATCTGGTAGAGGTGTAATACCAAACTTCATGTCCTGTGTCTGGTAAGCAATGTTAGGTACGCTATGCCCATCTGCACCGCTAACATCTTCACCTGAGCGATACTTACGAATATAATCCTCATAAGTAATTACGGGTAGTCTAGCAGGTGTATTACCCTTAGAAGGTAGACGCTTGAGGTAGATAGTGTCCCAGTCAATTTTAGAAGCATCTGGGGCAAAGTCATACACACCTGTACCAACGGTAAGGGTTTGCGTATATGTTGTAAGTGTAAAAGGCCACTCTTGGCTGTTCTGCAGGATCTCACGTATAGCAGAGTTAATAGCATCCTTAGCTAACGCTTGTAAGTTACGTGCGTCACCAAAGCCATCACCACCAATATCAAGTTCAACTTCATTGACACGGCGTAGTGCCTGATTAACTAGAGTTACATAATTAGCCATAGAGCTATCCTAATGATAAGTGTGTTGAAGGGCCAGCCTCTTGACAAGACCAGCCCAACAAACTAAGTAGTATTAAGCAGCGTTGTAACGTACTGTTAGCAATGCCTCTGGGCGCAGAATCTTGCGGCCATAGAGGTGCATACCACGCACGATGTCAGCAAAGCTGTCTGGGTCACGGTAGTTCTCAACTTTGTTGATCTGCTCAGCAGAAGCAACAGCATCGTCCTGACCAGCTACCACAACACCGTAGTTAGTGGACTGTGCAGTTGTACCAGAAGTACCAGCACCTGTACCAGCAGCAGGCAAAGCATTGGAC